GCCCGCCCGGTACGTTGCCGGAGACAGCAGCAAGGAATCCGCTGCCCCATTGCGCACCGTAACTCTGGCCCGCCACGTAGATGGCTTGCAGATTGTCCTCAGCGCCCAACTGCGTGGCTAGTGCCGCTACCATGCGCGCGCCAACGTCGCCACCTGTCACCGCAGACACAGCACCATCGCCAAACGCAGCGCCGATGCCTTCCGTGCTACTGCCACCGCCGAGTACTGACGACGCCGCACTTTGCGCTTGCTCCAAGCTGATGCCAAGTTCCCCCGCCAACTCTGTAGCGATCTCTGTCGCCAGTGATGCCATGTTGGATTCACCAAGCAACGCACGCTTGACGAGTTCTTTCGCTCTGGACTTGTCGAGCAACTCAGGACGTAACCCCGCCTCGAAGTCCTTGAGGATTTGCGCAGCCGCCTGCTTTGGGTCGCCTGCCGTGCTGATTTGCTCCCCAATCTCTGGGAACGTATCACGGATGTACGATGTCCAGGGCGATTCAAACCCACGCACGGCAATGTCAGCAAGTCGGCGTGCAGGTTCCTCGACTGCATCCTCACGTCCGAGGATGTCACCAAGATTGATGCCCGACTTCAGCGCACCGGACAGCACAGACTTGACACGGTTGGCGAGGTCGTTGAGTTCGCTGTCAACGTTACTCCCACCGCCACCACCGCCGCCTGTCATCTGGCTAATCAGGTCGGTTGCAAGCCCTCTGCCACCGATGCCCGCATTGCGCTGTGCCAGTTTGCCGCTGATGCCGCTGAATGCGCCGCCCGCAAGCCCGCCTGCGCCCGTGCCTCTGCCCATGCTTGGCAGTCCGCTAGTCGGGTCGAAGTCGAGTCCACGGAAGCCTTCACGGAAGCCCCGTGTGTTTGGTCTCCATCCGCTTTCGGCTTGCATGGCACGGATCGAGCCGCTAACGGCATTCGTCCAACCAAGCACGTCCCTTAGCATGGCGATTAGTGCCTGCCCTGCCGGAATGCCTGCAAGCAGACCGCCGCTCACGGAATCGCCCATCTCAGGCCCGGCGCTGATGACGTTCCCGATTTCGCCAATCAGCACGTCAAGGATTGCCGCCAAGTCGTCACCCGCTACGCCGGATGCTTCCAAGTCAACGATGATTTTGGCAAGTCCCGCCTCGACACGTTTCATCCCTTCCAAACTGGCGTCAATGTCGCCAGTCTCGCCAAGCATCTTGGCAAACAGGCCATCAGCGCCGGACTTGCTGACCATCTCTGCCGCACGTTGGAACGCAGACGACAGGTTGTCTACCGGCGTTACCGCTTCCTCGATTGCGCCGGTTGTTTCTGCGATAATGGGCAGAAACACCTGCATTGCGCCGCCCGTAACGCTGATTGCTTGCGCTAGACGTTCCTCTAGTTGCGCAATGTACCTCTCAGTGTCGGCTATCTGCTTGTCAATGGCTGCGGTATTTGCGGAGATAATGCCAGACGCGTCAACGCCCGCTGGCACATCGATAAACGATTCATTCGCAATGTTGGCACGTTCTGCCTGTAGTCGTGCCAGTTCGCCCCGCACCCTCTCTAGTTCTGGTGCGACAATGGACTGTGCGAAAGGTTCGGATGATTTCCTGTAGTCTGCGCCCTGATTCAATCCAGAACTGACAGACTGCAAAAATGCGGCAATTTCTGTCGCCCGTGCATCTAGGAATGGAGCAAGTGACTCACCTAGTGACTTCTGGAAATTCGCCCATGCCGCATCCAACTGTGCGAATCCCTGCCCCGCAAGATTCTGCGCTTCCGAGTTCGCATCACTCATCAGGCTAGCAGAGGATGCAATCACGGAGTTGACCAACGCCTGCTTGCGCTCAGCGTCGGTCAGCGCAGCGGCAGATTTTCCGAGCGTGGCGGCGTAATCGGCTGTTACCTGCTCAAGATTGACGGTGATGCCGAGATTGTCCAGGATAAGCGGAGACATGCGACCCAGGCCGGTCACAATGTCATTGAATGCCTGCGTGCTGGAAATGCCCATTGCCCGCCCACGTGTAGCGGCAATCTGCAACAGGCCGGACATTTCCTCTGCCGTATCAGCCACGCCAAGCAATGCCGCTTTGTTGGCCGCAAGCATCAGGTCATAGTCGCTGATCATCCCACGGGAGGCACTGCGCAGGGATTCCAGAATGGCAGTAGCGTTGGCAGCGCCGCCCTGCACTTGCTCAAAGCTGGATTTGAGCGCAAGCGATTGAGCGCCCATTTTGGCGAGTTCGACAGTTGCGCCGGCAACCTGCGCACCAAAGGCGACAAGGCCCGCAACACCGAGAGCCTTGCCCATTGCGCCAAGTCCACCAGACGCATTGCCTGCCGCTTTGTCAAGGCCAGTAATATCCTGCCGCACCGTTTTCAGGACGGGAGAAGCCTGATTCTTGGCTTTGACGTTTATGTTGATGTCTTGACTAGGCATTCTCGTCTATTCCCAGTCTATCCCCATCAGCCCGTCATGGTAGTGGATTGTGCGCCACTCGTCAGGCGTCAGTGCATCAGGCTTAAGCTTGTCGTCAATCACTAGCTGCCGCCGTGACTCAATCTCCCTGATGCGCCGCACTTGCAGCGCACGTGCCAACCGATGCACGTCCATGCTGTCAATCTGCGCAAGCGTCATCCCTGGCAGTTGCTCAAGCAGGTAGTTGTCAGCCATCGGAGCCGGGAGCCATCGCAGCATGTCGATTACTTGGCTGTGTCTACGGTCGTCGCCTTCGTCGCCTGCGTTTCGACGTAGGATTTCAAGGACGCCCGTAGTATCGTTTCCCCCAGGCTGCCGATTCGCCCCCGCTCCTGCACGCTGATAGCGAGCAGCCAGTTGAACAGGCGGGAGTCCATTGCCTGCCAGTTCTCTGCGAATGCTTCTGGCGCAGATATGGAATCGCCGCCGACCGTGGGAAGGTCAACGGCGATCATCTTGCGTGCCAGGAATGCCATCAAATCAGCATCGTTGAGTGCGTCAACCTGTCGCAGTTCGGCATAGCTCCACACGTCGCCAAACTCGACATAGCCGGATAGACCGTCAATGGTGCAATCGTAGCGTTGTGGCATTACCCCTCCAGTTCGGTAGAGGTTGATTCCATGTTGGTCAGCTCGAAGATGGGGCGACTCCAGTTGAAGTTTAGAATCAATTGCTCATCATCCTTCAGCTTGCTAATCGCCTCATACCATCCTGCGCTCAGCTTCTTGGGCACAAAAGTTACGTCAACAGTCAATGCATCACGTGCATCTATGTTGATACGCATCGATTGCACCAAATTAGCCGGAATGCCAAGCAACTCACAGATTGCTTTGCCGTATGCGTTGCTACGTTCCGCCATGTTGCCTCCTTATGCCGTCGTGCGAGTCGGTGCGCCTGAAAGCGTGAGCGTGGCACTCCACGTAATCGCCCCGCCCGGTGCAGATGTGACTGACCAGTTGCCGATTTCGGCGTTGCTAGTCCATGTGTACGTCACGGAATTGCTGCCATTGCTGTACATGATGACCGCCGTGCGCTTGGTGCCTGGCGTCACAGCATCGGGAGCGATGTAGCCATCAAGCGTCGGGTGCCACGGGCCGCCGATGCTGATCGACCACTCTGCCGCATCCACGATGTTGACTTTGCCAGTGTCGCCAAGCGTGGTCACGTCGATTTGCTGCAACGTGGACGCCACATCAGCCTGATTCACATAGTTAGTGAGGGCGTTACTGTTGTATGTCACGGTAACATTGCCCTGCGCCTTGTATCCTGCCATGATTTATATCTCCTAGTAAGTGACGCCTGCGACGCAGGCCACACAAGTGACGTACCACGAAGTTGCACCGCCGAGTGTGGTGCAATTCAGACGCAACCATCGATTGACGGTGCCACTCAAAGCGATAGCAACGACCCCGATAGCGGAGAAAGTGAAGGTGCCCTCACTGGCATACGTCCCGCCTTCGGTAGTCGAGGATTCCAGATCGATTGCTGCATTCGTTCCCGCCCCGGTCTCGGTCGTGACGAACAGATAGGCATAGCCGCCGGTAGTGCCCGCTGCGCCAATGTCGATCGCTGCCGTTCCGCCGGTGGCGCTGATAGCGGCGCTGTAGACGCACCTGCCACGCCGAAGCCCAGTATCGCTAACGAATCCGCCAGACAGCGTCATCACGCCAGCGACAGGCGATTGTATCTGCATGTTGCTCGTATATGCGCCCGGCAACACATAGCCCGGAGAACCTGCCAGCGCCGTGTTGTAATAGACGACGCCAACGGTATCAGTCGTATCGATTGCCAGGCGCAGCCGATTCTCGAATGTGGCGCCGTTGGCCGTGTCAAACGTCATGTAGCCGCCGAGATTCAACTGTGCAGAGGGCGGTAGCGTGACGTACTCTTTGCCGGTCGCCTCAAATGGCGTCGTCTCTATGCGTTCCAGCGTGGCCGTTATCTCGCTGCTGTTGGTCTGCGCAGACAGCAAGTAGCCGCCTACCAGAATGCGGGTGTTGATGCCCTTGATGCCCGCCATGCGCTAATCTCCTATCGTCACCGTTTCGATCACGGTAACGGTCATGTTTGCCACCAACCACGATACGGAGTTGATGGTTGTCAGCCCTGGATCAACGGTGAACGTCGCCGCTTCACTGTAGTTGAGCGTGTAGCCCGTGCCATCCGCCGCAACCAACGCCAGCAGCGCAGCAGCGCCGACATCTCTAGCTCGCTGCATGGTCGTTGCCGGTTTGCCGTCGTGCTTGACCCAGAACTCGACCGGGATGCGATGCGTGGCCACAATCTCATTGATGCCCAACGTATCCCACTCGAACGACGACGCAAGCTCGAATGCTGGCGACAATGCCGCTACGCTTCGGGTCGTGATTGCTGGCGTGAAGTCGGTTGAAGATGTTGTATCCACATCCGCCACGCCAGCATCGATTGCGCTCAGAATGGCGTTGACAATCGTCGTTGGCACTGTCATTCCAGCACATCCTCATCCGTGTCCAGGTCTGCGTAGCCGTCAATCCGTCGCAGTTGCAGCGTGCGGATGCGTCGCCGGCCAGCGTTGACGCCTGTGGTTGCCACACTGGACACGCCAAGCGATGACAGGTCTGAGGATGCAATGCTAGTGAGTTCGGCGTTGAACCGCTCCAGCATCACGTCGCTTCTGTTCTCTGCCTCGCCGTTGGCGCTATCCAATCCTCTGGCCATGATCACATGTGCAGCGCCGTACAGGTTTGCCAGCGCAGCCAGTTCTGACGCCACTGTTGCAGTACTGGCAACAGGTATGGAATAGCCAGCACTGGACAATGCCCGGTCGATCCGCGCGCTTGCCTGTACTAGCCACTCCGTTACCTGCGCGCTTGTTGGCGTGCTCGTTGTGCCGAGCGTGCCCGCAACCGGTACTAATGCAGACACGCCCGACAAGCTGCCGTAGCTCATTAGTTGTTCGACCGTGACAACTCATACCAGACAACGCCATTGCCGATCATCGTCAACGTGTCGCCCTGTCCCATTGCGAAGTTACCCGCCATCACAGCAGAGGCGGTTTCCGTAATGGTAATGGTCTGATTGACTCCGTTGACCAGGATGAGCACACGCCCATCTGTAGCGGCAGGAAGGTCAGCGCCTACCGTGCCCGCTGCCGTCAACTGCATCACGGCGCCGGTTACGGTGAGCGTGCTACCGTTGGTCACAGTGAAAGCATCTTGCGGAATCACATACAGTTCATCCGAAAATGCCACTTGGTCAGCAACGGCCAACGTACCAGCAATGGTTGCATTGCTGGTAGCGTTCAGCGTGGTCAACGTGGTTGCGCCGGAGATGCCCATAGCACCAGCAACGTTTACACCACTGGTGAACGTTGCTGTATCAGTCACTGTCAGCAGTTTGGTCACAACCCAAGTGAAGTTGGTCGCCACTGCCTGCGCATTCACGCCGACAACGAGCGCCAGAATCAGAACAACCGCAATCACAACCCCACTAGTCATTTTGCGCATGACGCCCCCCTTAGCTTGGCGTGCCGTCAGCCCAAACCGCACTGTTGACGTAACGTGCAGTACCGTTCGTGCGGTCAGCAACGCCAACGCCGAACTCCGTAAAGAACATCATGTATTGCAGCGGATAGACTGCACCAGCGCCAGAACGTGGGTCAGGGAATGCCTGAATCGTCGGGCGTGGCGGCGCACCCTTCTGCACACGGATACGCAGAGGATTCCGCTGCGAGTTCGGCCCGTAGGCTTTCCAGGCGAAACCGTAGTATTGCGGCATACCAGGAACGACCCAGATGCGATGATCGTGAATCGTTCCGATGCTGTATGCACCGTTGTTCAGGTAGG